ATCCTGGCGTCTATCTCGGCGCGCTCCTCCGCGATGATGCCCGCGCCCGTGTCCGCCTGCCTGAGCTCCGTTAGCCGCTGCTCCTCTAGGGCGGCGATCTCCTCGATGGCGTTCTTGACCAACGCCACCCGCTGTGCCTCGATCGGGGCCCTGGCCCGCTCCTCCTGGAGCTGAAAGTCCTTGACGTCGGCCGCGTGCTTTTTGTCCAGCGCGGCGCGGGCCAGGTCGTACGACGCGGCGACCTCCGCCTGCGACGTCGCGTTCTGCCGCGCGCGGTCGGCCTGCTTCTGCATGAGCGCGCCGGCGGCGCGCTCCTCCTTCACCTCGGCCTCCGGGATCGTGACCTTCGCGCCCAGCGCGGCGGCGGCCGCGGCGTACTCGTGGAACTTCTTGATCTGCGTGTCCAGCGAGCCGGTCATGGCCTCCGCGGCGATGGCCGACCACGCGACGACCTTCTGCCAGAACCCGCCCTCGACCTTCCCCTCCGCGATGTCCACCTCGATGTTGTACGCCGCGATGGCGTCGGTGACGCGCTTCAGGCCAGTCTCCACGCGAGCGACGTCCAGCGTCTTGAGCGCCTGGCTGATGTCGAGCGTGGTGGCGGTCGCCTCCTTGGCGGCCTCCATGTACTTCCCGAGCGCCATCGTGACGGCGACGCTGGCCAGCATGGCCCCGCCGAAGGCCAGTCCGTAGAACCTGGCGCCGCGGGCGGACCGCGCCATCGCGGCCGTGGCCTGGTCGAGCGCCGGGCTGAGCTGGCTGAGCGGGCCGCCCACGATGTCCCTGACGACGCGGGTCAGGTGGCTGAATTGGAGGCTCGTCATGCCGGTGCGGGTGGCGGTGTCCTCCATGGCGCGGGAGACCTTCTCCAGCGCTGTCGGGACCGCGGCGGCCCCGCCGGCTCCGAAGAGCGCAGCCTTGATCTCGTCCCGGCGCTTGGCGAGCGCCTCGGCGGTGGCCTTTGCGGCGGAGCCGAACGCGCTGTCCGCCCGGCCCATGCCGCCCACGACCCCGGCGTCGCCGAGGCCGGTCGCGCCGGCGGCCGTCTTCTGGGACGAGTCGTCCCAGATGCGCTGGAGGACCTTCCCGTGCGAGCGGGCCTTCACCTCGGCCGCGTCGAGCGACTTGTCCAGCGCGTCGAGGTCGACGACGATGCGCCCGAGTGTCTCGAACGCGACGTCCCTACGCTCAGCCACGTCTGCCCCTCTCCGGCCCCGCGCCTATGTCGGCGCGGAACTCATCCATCGAGATGCGCTCCATCCCGTCTGCGACGTCCGCCGCGGCGCGGTCGCCCATGCCAGAGCGGCGGTACATGCTCGCGAGCGCCTCCACCCGCTCCTGCTCGTCCATCCACGGCACGCTCTGCACGCGCAGCGTGTCGAGCTCCTCGCCCGCCCGTATCTCGTCCATGTGGCGCTCCCACGTCGCGAGCTGCCGCAGCGTCACTCGGAAGTAGTTGCCCGGTTCTCCCCACCCGTAGAATCGGCCGCAGCGGGCGAGGGCGAGGGAGACGCGTCGGCGGCGCTCTCCTGACTCCCGGCGGCCTTCAGAGGGACCTTCGCGATGCTCGACGCCAGGACGGTCAGCGTGAGGATCTGGCGCGGCGAGATGCCCCGCTCCTTGCCCTTGGCCGCGAAGACGTCGCGCGTGAGGGTCGGGAGGCCCTGCTTCTCGGCCGGCGCGTTGAGGAGGATGATCTGCTCGATGCTCCGCTCCATCCGCTCCGCGTAGTCGCCCGCCAGGCGGATGTCGTCGCCCAGGCGGGAGACCTTCATCGAGTCGTCGATCAGGACGTCGAGGAAGCTAAAGATCGGGTACTTGACGCCCTTGATCTTGACGTAGCCGTCGGGCTTGGGGACGAAGGTGTCGACGTCCATCATCCAGACGTCGTCCTTCGAGGTGACCATCTCGTTGCCGCTCTGCTCTTCGTCTGCCATCTGAGCCTCCCTGGGGCCTCTGGTGTTTACCCCGGGGCCGGGATGGCCCCGGGGTGCTCTTCCTCGCCGCTCCGCTATCTCTTACGGGTTCTCGTCGCCCATGAACGCCCACCGGCCCGAGGCGCTGTTCGGCCACGCGTACCAGTTGGTCATGATCACGCGCTGGGTCGTCGGCGCGAAGGGGAAGTTGACCTCGCCCTCGGCCGGGCTGATCTCCGGGATGACGATCTTGTCCGCCGGGAGGGGCGACTCGAACCCGCCCTTGATCTTGACGATCTCCATCTTCACGCTGAGGGTCTGGCGCATGGACTGGCCCACGGCCACGGTGAAGTCCACGCGGCGCTTGCTGCCGTCGCTGTTCTCGACCACGCGCGCCGAGGGCACGCCGCGCCGGAGGTTGTCGAGCGTGATCTCCTTGAACGGGATGACCACCCTGACCATGCCGCCGATGACGACCTTGTCCTGCGGCACGGTGCCCGTCTGGGCGCCCGTCAGGTCGGCCGACTCCGTGGTGACCTGGTACGCGACCTCGTCGCCGAGGAAGCCGACGTCCGTCCTGATCGCCGCGCCGTCGCCGCCCGCCAGGTTCACGGCGTAGGGGTACGCGTTGTTGCCTGCGAGGTTGATGACCCCGGAGCCACTGATGCCGAGCCCGCGGGCGGCGGTCACGTAGTAGGCGGCCAGCGGGTCGGCGGTGAGGGCCGCGATGATGGCGTCGATCGTGGTCACGCCGTCCTCGACCGTCACGCTGATGGTCGTGCCATCGACAGAGACGACCGGGGACTGGCCGATGGAGGCGGCGTCCACGTACACGAACGCCACGGCGTCGCCCGAGTAGTCCACCTCGTTGCCGGACGCGTCGAAGCCCGCGCCGGGGCGGACCGCCTGGAGGAAGATCCCGTCAGTGGTGTACGGGTCGTCCCCGATCAGCGCGGACGCGCGCGGCAGGGTGGTGATGTAGATGTTGGCCGGGCCGAGCTCCAGCTTCCTCGGGTTCTTTGCCATGTCGAGTGCCCTCCTGTTGTCGGTTAGCCAGGTTCAGGCGCTCGCGGCGCTGCCACCCTCAGCACGTACATTCTAACTCAGCTTTTCCCTACGGCGCCCGGAACGGCTCCGGACCGCTGTAGTCGTAGACGAGGAGGCGGTAGGTCAGCATCTTCCTGACCACGTCGGCGTCGTTCTGCGCCTCGTCGCTGTCGTCGCGGAGGCTCATGTACGCGACCAGCGCCGGCGCCTCCTCGGAGTAGGGGTCGTCCTCGTCCAGCGGGAGCGCCTGGCTGTCCAGGACCGAGTTGACGACGGCGGCGATCGCCTCGCACGTGTCCAGGTCCGTCGCCCAGATGTCGAATGTCAGGCTTCTGTCGAACAGCGGCACGACCTCGTCGAACCCTACGCCCAGGTCCCTGAACGTGACCGCCGGGAGGTTGACAGGGGCCCTCGTGGGGCGGTACGTGACGCCGTCGGGCACCATCGATGCGAAGTAGGGGTCGTTGTTCAGCTTCGCCACCAGCGCGGTCCTCAGCGCCACCAGGTAGCCCGAGGGGGCGCTCACGGCCTGCCTGCCATGATCTCGGCGAACCGCGGCCGGAGGGCCGCGAGCGACGGGCCCCAGACGGGCCGCGGGAACAGGATCCACTGCACCTTCGTGACCTTCCCGCTGCGGTTCTTGACGCCGGCCGCGGCCCCGTGCTCGAGGGGGATCGCGTACTTCAGGTCGCTGCCGACCTCAGCGAACCACACGTGCCCGTCGTTCCGAACCTGCCACGAGACGCTCCGCATCAGCGCGCCCGTGTCTGGCGCCGGCGGCTCGCCGGGCGCGGACGCGCGGTGGACCCTGCCCGCCCCGCGCGCGAAGGCGGGGCCGAGGACTCGCTTGCCGCGGCGCGTCCGGCGGAGCCCGTAGACCCGGCCCGTCGCGGGCGAGTTGCGCATCCGGAGCTTCACCTCGTTCGCGTACTCCGTCGCGATCCTGGTCATCCGCGGGAGCATGTCCTTCTCGGCGACCCGCAGGACGTTGCCGGCGAAGAACGTCGTCTGCACGCTGGCGGGCATCAGAGGTCCCCCGCCGGGACCCACTGCTCGACGTTCGCCTCGTAGTGGGGCGCGTTCGGGTTGTTCACGTAGTGGGTGTGGACGACCTTGTACGTCTCGCCCGTGTCCTCATCCTCCAGAAGGTCGTTCTGCTGGACGACGGAGAAGTCCACGTCCGCGATCACGCGCTTCTTGCGCGCGGGAACGTTGCCGAACTCGTCCTGCTCCATGCGGCCGCCGTCATCCTGGAGGCTGCACGCCAGGCCCGTCGTGACGACCGTGTTGTAGACGAACTTCGTCGACCCGGAGGCGGACTTCACCGTCTCGCCACGCTTCACCGTGACGCTGTAGGTCAGCGCCCGCAGCCAGGCCGTGCTCAAATGTTTACCTTACACACCCTTCTTCACGACGATTGCCGAGACCACCGGGGCCGAGGCGTAGGCGCCCGCGGCCAGCGTCACTCTGAGGCCTTTGACCGGTATGTCGAACGTGTACGCGCCCATCGTCCCAGCCCCGAGCCCATACGGCGCGGAGAATGCGGCGGAGGCCGCCGCGACCTCGAACCACGGGCCCGCGAACTCCGGAGCGCCTGTCGGCGATACCTCCACCGTCGCGCCGCCGATCTCGGCCGCGTCCACGCCGCCGCTCAGGTTGGTCGCGGCCATGACGACCGTCGGGTCGCCCGCCTCGTCGGGGATCTCCATCGCCGCGCTGCCGTCGGACCCGAGGGCCCGCGACGCGCGGAGGACCGCGGCGAAGTCGGCGTCCGCGTTCAGGAGGTCCACGACGTCGGAGGCGAACTGGTTCGGGCGCCCGCCCGCGTCGCACCGGAGGTCGATGACGACGTCGTCGCCCGCGACGGAGACGCCGAAGGCCTGCGCCGGCCCCGCCGTGATCGCCACGGTGAGGTCGTTCCCGCCAGACCCCGCCGCGGCGGCCACGAAGCGGACGTTCGCGTTCTTCGAGCCGAACCGCGTGCGCAGGCTCGCGGCGACGTCCATGTTCTCGATGAAGAGCGTGAACGGGCTCGCGCCGTCCATGTCCTTCTGCACGACTCCGTCGTAGGGCGACTCGACCGGGATCGGGGGCGTCCGGAATAGCTGTACTCGCACGTCAGTCTCCTTGCGCGGCGTGGCGCGCTGTTAGAATACGAGCCCCGCCTGGCCGCGGATGTACCTGCTCATCAGCGCGGTGACGATGGGCGGCATGGGGAACCGGAGCGGGTCCGCGAACGTCTCGCTGATGCCCTCGGCGGAGTACGACTGCACGATGCCGCCCCCGTGGCGGCCGGCGATCGCCGTCACCCACTCGACGCAGGCGCGGTTGAGCGACGCGGTGACGGGGTTCGTGGCGGACCCCAGCGGGTCGACCTTGTACGTGAAGATGACGGTCGGCCAGATCATCTGCCTCCAGCGGAGCCACGGCGCCTGCCCGCCGACCGGGGGGAAGACGGGCGTGAGCTCCGAGGCGAGCGGCATGATGCGGCCGTTGACCGGGTCGCGGATGTCGCCGAGGATCTCGCTGAGCGTGCTCGACGCGAGCGATCGCGCCATGAGCTGGACGGTCCGCTGGGGGTCGTCCGACAGCGGCAGGATCGGCCGGAACTTCATGAGGCGCGAGACGCCGAGCTGGACGTTCTCGTGCTGCTCCGTCTTGTTCCCGGACGCGAACGTGAAGCCGGCCAGGTCGAGGACGCGCTCCTCAACCGCCAGCCGGTACGCGTCGAGCATCGCGTCGCGGTCTGCGTTGACGCCCTTGACCAGCAGGCGCGTCTTGATCTCCTCCAGCGAGCACAGGCTCGGCATCCTTGACCCCCTTTCTTCCGGCGAGAGACTGGCTCCCCGTCAGCTGGGCCTCGTACTCCGCCTGGCTGATCTCCTCGCAGCCCGCCATGAGGAGAAGCTTGAACCACCCGCTCTTGCCAGCGGGCCGCGGGCCCTCCGGGAACTTCACCCCGTGCACAGACAGGCCGCCCTTCGGCACGACCACGTAGCCGTACGACACTCCCTGCTTCCGCATGTCCCTCACTCTGAGCCTCCTATGGGCCTCCGGTGTTATATTCCGGGAGCGGTTGGTACCCTGCGAGGGTACCAACCGCTGTCACAGTGCGACTAGTTCTCGTCCAGCTCGCTGCGCGTCACCCACATCACCTTCAGCACCAGGCCGGACGTGTCGACCGTGAGCTCGATGCCCGGGTCCGCGCCGCCGGTGAGGTTGGCCTCGGCGAGGTTGTCGACGATCCCGTCGGGGTCGTTCACGGACGAGAGGCTGGCGATCACGAGCGCCGAGGCGTCCGCGTCCGCGTTGATCCCGTCCACGACGTCCTGCGCGGTCGTCTCGCCCGCCACGTAGGTCACGACGATGTCCGTGTACGACACCGCCACGCCGAACTCGGCGCCTGGGGTCAGGGCGATGGTGATGTCGTTGCCGTCAGCGCCGGCGGCCTTCGCGACCAGGCGGAAGTTGCCGTCCGCGTACGCGTCGGTGAACGCGCTCGCGTACTTCGCGACTGCCGGGCCCTGGTCGAAGTCGTCGTCCAGGTAGCCAGTCAGGTCCGTCCCGCCCGTCCAGTTCAGCACGGAGACGATGGCGTCGTCCGAGTGCAGGCCGGGCACCGTGATGCGCGTGGTGCCGTAGGGGTATGCGTCCGACACGCCGTCCACGAACGTCTCGCGAAGGTTGACGCCGCGGCCCTGGAGGACCCGGCGGTGCTTGCGGAAGTTGTCGGTGTACCTGCGGAGGGTCGTCTCAGCGCCCATGTCGTTCTCTCCTCATTCCCGTCCCCACACGCCCGAAGGCGGCAAGGAAGGAGGGTTAGCTGCGTGGCTCAGCCACCGCCGCTAGGTTGCCGCGGCGGTGGCCGGCCGGTCCTGCTTCGGCCCCGCTAACTACTAGTCGGAGCCGAGCGCGATGTCTGAGGCCAGGATGCCGAAGCTCGGGTCGGCGTACTTCACGTCGAACCTGAGGGTCGGCAGGAAGCTCGTGGCCGCGTCCCGCGGGTCGCGCCACCGCTCCACTCGGATCCGACGGTGCCAGCCCACGTACAGGTTGAGCGGGTGCGTCAGGATCGCGAAGTTGTCGTAGTCGATGTCCGCCCCGGCGATCGTGCTGACGCCGGTCATGAGCGGGATCGGGACCACCGGCACGCCTCGGAAGGCGAGCTTCAGCCGGAGGTTCTCGGTGACGTTCGTGTCGCCGAGCGGGGTGCCGCGGCCGGCGAGCTCGCTCTGGTACCCGTCGTTGTGCTTCACGGGCACGTAGAACCGGAGCGACGTGGGGTCGCGGCGGTAGCGGGCCGGCAGGGCGGCGATCATCTTCCGCCAGAGCTGGTCGTAGCTCGTGATGCCGGACGCGTCGACCTTGTGGGCCGCCGGGAGGCCGGTCTGGAGCTGCTTGATCAGCCCGTCGAACACGCCGAGCACGGAGTTGTCCGCGCCGTCGGCGGCCGTGCGGTCGGTGTCGTTCTTGATCGCGTACTCCTCGACGTCGCGGCCGACCGCCTCGGCGATCATCACCATGATGGTGTCCGCCAGGGCGTCCCGCTCGATGTTGTCCTCGAACAGCTCGTCGCTGACCGGGACCTCACCCTTGAACAGGTTGGTCGACAGCGTCACCAGGCCCGTGAGGGGCTTGACGCGGTCGGCGTCCGCCAGGCGCGCTCCCTCGACCCCGGACCGCAGGATGCGGTTCCCGAAGCTGATGCGCGGGACCTCGAACTTCGGCGACAGCGAGGTCTGGTTGTTCGCCTCCTTCAGGAGCACGGACTCGTCGATCAGGATGCGCAGGAACTCGCGCGCCTGCTGCGGCGAGAGCAGACCGCCGCCCGCGGGGGCGGTAACGTCTGCCGTGCTGAAGGTTGCCTTCTCGAGCCATCGTACGAGCATGTTAGGTCTCCTCTTTCATCTGGCGCTCAGCGGCGCGCGTTATGGGTTTCGATCCTACCGTTTGCCGCCGAACACCACGTTCCCGAACGACACACCCATCTTCGGCTCGTACCCGCCGGTGCCCTTGCGCACGCTCACGGGCTCGTCGTCGACGATCTGACGGCTCTTGGCGGACTTCTTCACCGGCTCGGCCTCCTCGGCCTCCGGCTCCCCGCCCTCCATCTTCGCGATCTCCGCCTTCTCCGCCTTCACGATGGCGCCGGGGAGGTCCCCGATGGCCTTCGTCATCTGCTCGATCCCCTTGGCCATGGCCTCGATGCTGCGAGCCACGCCGCGGTTGGCCACCTCGCTGGCGTCCATGGCCTCGTCAGCGTCCTTGGACGCCTGCGCCTTGGCGGCCGCGACGGACCTGGCGGTCTTCTCCCAGGGCTTGCCCTCTTCCTCGTCTTCCATCTCCATGTCCTCGTCCTTCATCCGGAACTGCACGCTGCCGACCATCGAGCCGGGCATCGCGCGGGGGGTGAAGTTCGGACCGAGGTCCTCGTCCGCGGGGCCGCGCTTGTCGGCGTCGGGCTCGGAGAACTCGTACGGCTGGGTGGGGACGGACTTGCCGACGAACACCGGGTCCTGGCCGAGCACCTGCGCGAGGCCGTTCAGCGCGACCGCGCTCTTCCGGCTCACGACGGCGTTCTTGTCGGTGCGCATCTTGGAGAGCACGGCTCCGGCGGCCGTGGCCACCATGCCGTAGCCCTTCATGACCTGCTCGCCGCCCTCGCCCTTGAAGAGGAGGAAGCTGCGGCCGGTGGCGGGCTTGTCGACGCCGTCCACGCGGTCGACTTCGAGGTCCTTCAGCTCAGATGTCTTCTTGATCACGGTAGAGTCTCCTGTCACGCTTGTGTCGACAGGCGCTCTACCATCGGCGCTCCGCGGCGAACTTACGCTACAGACATCTTATAATGCGTTTCTCCAGCGCCACAACTATTTTCCACTTCTCCCGGGCTTCCTTCCTAGTCCCTGTCGAGGTCCTCTGCGCTCAGGGGGATGGTGTTCAGCGTCTTGCAGCGTCGGCACTTCACCTCGACGCGGCCGTGGTCGGCGTCCAGAGCCCCGGTGCCGGCGCCGCACGGCTCGAGCGGGGATGGCGGCATCCAGATGCACAGGAGCTTGCCGCACTTCTTCCCGTGCTCGTTCGCCCCAGAGCACGTGTAGAGGACGGAGCCGCCGGGGACGTCCCGCCCGGCGAGCTGCGGGACCGCGTCAGCCGGGCGCGCGTGGGTGACGATCATTCGCCAGCGACCCTCGGGCCCGCAGACTTCTCTCGCAGGTCTCTCGGGATGCGCGTCACAGTCGCGCGCGTTGGTCTGTTGCTCGGTATGCCTGATCTCGAACGAGACCTGAGTCGCTCGGCGTACGCCTTCGCGCTCTCCGCGTCCGGGAACGTCTTGTCAAACCCGCCATCGACCATGACCGCGTGTGTATGGGGCGTCTTTGGCGCGCGATCCGACGGCCTATACCCGGGGCGCGCCCGCGGGTTCTCTCGCTGCGTCCTCGCCCAGTCGCGGTCGTCGGCGCGGTTGCCCGCGCGCTGCGCGTCGCTCTCCATCTGCGAGCCCGTCCGCATGGGGGACCTTCCTCCACTACGGCCCCTGCGCGCTTCGGCCGCCGCAGCCCTCGCCTCGTCCGACCAGACCTTCTCGACCGGGCTGAAGAGGCAGTCGCCCTCCTTCGCGGCCTTAGTCGTGCCGAGATAACGGTCTATCTTGTCCCCGAGCTTGTTCAGCCCCAACTTGTGCGCGTGGCCTGAGATGAGGCGCAGCGCGTTTGAGTTCT